GCGGGAGCGGGAACTCAAACGGTATGCGAACGGGCAGAAGCAGTAACCACCGCCTCCCGTCACCGGTATATTTTCCCCTACCTTTATTAAACCGTGAACGTAATCTATACAGGCGCGAGGGTAGCCAAGCCAGGTCAACGGCGCCAGGTTCAGGGCCGCACGACGGAATATGGTATCAGGTCACGATCGCGCAACACAACCAAAAACGGGCGAGGGTAGCCAAGCCAGGTCAACGGCGCTGGGTTCAGGGCCCAGTCTCGCAGGAGTTCTTGGGTTCGAATCCCATCCCTCGCATATTATTCGATGTGAAGTAACCGGGCTATCCCTTGGGAATATCATGTCATACAGAGATATAAAGGAGAAACCCAGTTCAGGGCGCCTATAGTATAGAAATACACAGTGTATTGGCCCGGGCCGTTCGTCAGCAGATTATTGAGCGTCCAGAGTGGCGAGAAATAAATGCAGCCCGGGTTGTTCATACAGAGATTATGGTGCGAGCCCACAATCACCTCTACCGTGAACTGACCACTGGTCCCGGTGATCGGCGGATACCAAGCCTCAGAGGATCCACTAATGGCGACGTTCTTCACTCCATCCCATATGAACGTATACGGGAAGCTCGGAATGCGATTGCAGGATGTGGCCACAAGAGCGACTGGCAGACTGCCCGGCACGTCCACCAGAGTCACAGCGCCCCCAACTACAGGGGTATTGGCCTTGACGAAAACCGGGAGCTCCCCGGGGGTTTCATGCAGAGTGCCAGCCTGACCTATGAGAGGAGCTGATGCCTTAACGAATATCCAGCCTCCTTTGCCGTCATCTAAGATGATCCCTTTATCCCCGATCTGAGGGGCGTAGCTCATTGTGGCACCTGAGCGGTTACTGTAGAGCCATCAGGGGTTGTGACTGTGATCTGGTTTTTCGAGCTCACAGAGGTGATCGTGGCGGTCTTCGTCTTCTTCACTTTATTCTGCTTATAGTCAACGAGGTTGTTCAGCTCTGTGACCGCGTCGTCGGCCATCACGGGAATCAGGAGGTTCTTCTGCGAGAGATACGTATCGGCTGTGAACTGTATCTGACTCCGCACATCGATCCCGCTATCAGTCACGGTCATCTTCTTCGTGATGCCGATGATACGGAAATACGACGTGCCGAGGTAGGGGATTGCGGTCTCAGGCACTCCTTGGGAGTTGATGATCTGGAAGTTCGTGAACTGGATCCTCTGGTAGATCTGAAGATCCACTCTGCCGATGAGTTCAACCCTGTAAACGAAGGGCACGACTGTCACGTACTGATATAGCAACTGAGCTCTTGCCTGCACGAGAGCGAATGAGCCAAAAGCTGAATTAGTCGGGTCGGTATAGGTACAGGGGAAATCTTGATTGAACGGCGCACCCGGCGGACTTGTCACATATTGCCCCGTAGATGCGAGATCGGGCTGAGTCGTAACGGCTAACTTCCCCCCGCCGGATGAGGCGCAGTTGGGAATTAAGTAGTTGCAGATCATCTTTGCACAGGTCTTATAGACTGTGCCGACCGGGTCGGATGCACCGACTGCAAGTGTTTCCGAGTAGGGTTGGCCGTAGATCGAACCTCCGATGATTAGAGTCCCCCCGGTAGTCATGGGGCTACCAGATAGTGTGACCACAATCTGAGCCGGATTATTCGTGTTGGGTGTGCCGAGCGCGATCTCTACGCTATCAAGCCACGTCTGCGCAGGCAGCAGGGTAGAGGCCGAACCATTATTTAGCCAGATCAGACCTGTGCTGTCAATCATGCACTCATAGAGGTTACCAAGAGAATCCGTGCCACGGGCGATGACTGTGTTGTATCCGTCGTCGGGTTTATCGGTGACGTCTGCGCCCGCATCTGAATCCACATGGGCTCCCTCCCCGGATCCCAAGGTGATTGTCGCCACTGGCGGAAGATCTGTAAAATATGTGTCGATGGCGTCTGCCGGGATCCAGAACCAGACGGGTTCAAGTACCCCCCCTACGGCATGCCATGAGCAAATGAATATCATCTGAGTATATGCTTGAATCTCATTAATCGCGTCCTGAATCGTGGTCTTCTCAGTCCACGAGAACTGCTTATAAGGAATAGTCGTCCCCCAGCCAGGGGTGGACATACAGGATGCGCAGGATATCGGTGGGAAGCCACTCACTCCGGTTGAGTTGACCAGAGCGGTGATGATCGCGCCGGGATCTGAGATGCCATTCGTAGTCCAGAGATATCTCGGCACAGGGTTCTTAGCGAGATAGTAATCGTAACTGTAGGCCAGAAGCGTCGTCACGTTATTCGCGGTCTTCATGCTGTGCGTAGCATAGGGTAGCATCCCAAGGAATACTGTCGGAAGAGTGCCGTCGTAGTTTGGCATCCACGGGACCACTCGAGACCACGCCGGATAGTCTGAGTATCCACTGGTGTTGATCGTGCACTTATAGTAGGCGTCCTGCACCGTCCGCTCGACTGTGATATCGGTAACCCTGTAGAGACCGGGCTCATAGGTGATGCTTGAGGGAGGAAGGATCTGCGTGACACATGTGAGGGAAGCCCTAGCGACTACCCTGATAGGAGCAGACCCGTAGAATGCGATTGGGCCGTTAAGGACCCCCAGAGCAGCCACCCCGACTAGGGCCTGACCATAGAGCGCCTCTTTCTCCCATAGAACCCCGGTAGCCTGCACACCAACCGGGGCCTGACCGATCAGAATCGCATTATCCCCTAAAACTCCGGTCGCCTTAACCGCCACCGGGGCCGTACCTAATAGGCCGTATTTGATCGTCAGAACCCCGGTGGTAGCCACATTGACCGGCGCATGCCCCGCGAGGGGCAGGCCATTCGTCAGAACCCCGGTAGCCTGTACGGAGACGGGAGCCAGCCCGACCATCGACCCCGCTTCGATCAGAACCCCGGATGCCTTGACGCCCACCGGGGCCTGAACACCAATGGGGATATCGGCTGATAGTTGTCCGGTGGCGGCAACCCCGACCGGGGCCAGCCCGACCATCGACCCCGCTTCGAGCACGAGGGCCACGGCGGCTACACTAACCGGGGCCTGACCATATAGGAGTGCACTATTCGCGAGAGCCGCGCCGGCATGCACGGCGACCGGGGCGTGGCCACCCATAGGGGTCTTATTCGCGAGAGCCCCTCCCGCCTTAACGGCCACGGGAGCCTGTCCTTTCATTCCCGCGTTATCTGATAGGATTACCGTTGCCTTGACGCCCACCGGAGCCTGCCCGGCTATTTTTATCTTATTTAGCAGAACCCCAGAAGCCACCACGCTGACCGGGGCGTGCGCGGACAGGGCCGAACCAAATGTCGATAGGACGCCGGTGGCACCCACCCCTACAGGTGCAGCGACAGCGATCCAACCGGGAACAAGATACCTAATGATAACTACGCCAGAGCCACCCGTCTGCGCGCCGGTATCTACCCCTGCGTTCGCGCCACTGCCACCTCCGAGCCCAGGTGTCCCGCTTACTGCGTTCGATAGATTCCATGTGTTAGAGCCAGCGCCACCACCACCATTACCCCCGGTTCCGCCGGTTCCGCCGTGGCAACCGCCGCCGCCGCCTCCCCCATAGTAAATCGGAGTCCCCGTGGCGATACTACTCTGAACCCCGATACCGCCCGAGCCTGCGGTCCCTGTGCCGGAAGCGTTGCCACCTACTGCGCCAGCACCGCCTCCGCCACCGCCTGCACCTTGAGGATAACTGCCGGCAGCACCATCCCCACCCGCATATCCTTGTCCTGCTACACCACTACCCGGGGAGGTATAGTTAGTAATACCACCTGCTCCCCCGCCGCAGCCACCATTTTGTGCTAGATCACCACTTTCGGCTTCTCCACCACCGCCCCCGCCATAAGCCGTGATAGTGGAGAAGATCGAGTTGCCGCCGTTATTACCGTGTCGGCCGGAACTTCCTAGAGTGCCGCCGCCCCCGACCTGCACCGATATTGTGCCAGATACAGAGAACCCAAATCCTTGCAGCACCCCTCCGCCACCGCCACCCCCAGCAGTGCCATTATTGTCACTGCTTCCTGCACCACCGCCGCCGCCAACAACGAGATAGTCAACTTGGGTAACGCCCGCGGGCGGAGTCCACGTCGTCGTTCCTGTTGTGGTGTTTGTCGTCGCGGTGAACGTGACTACTACATATGAGCCGTAGTAGGTGGTGGTTACGGTGACGCCGGACATTCAGATCAAACCTTACTTTAATGTTTTAGTGAATCGCAGTAACTTCTTGGCATATTTCGGGTCGGGGGTGTAGATCGCCACCCCGCCGGATGAAGAATTAATCCAGACAATCGCACCACCGGGCGGGTGCTCGCGGTTATACACCTCAAACTGCTGATGCGACACCTGCAAGACAGCCGTCGCTAACTGCTCGGCTGATAAAGCCAGGGTGTCCTCTACCCAGACACCCTTCTCGAAGTGACCCATGACAGGCCACTCCCTACGCCATTGGCCCGATGATCAACCCGCCGGAGGCGTAGTAGGGGGTGTTGCCTGTAACGATTGTCGTGTTGCCGGTCGCGGTATTGTAGAACCAGACATTCCCACCGGTCGCGGCGTCTGCAATGAAAAACATCGAGATGGTGCCCCAATTTGTCGATGTGTCCTGTCCATAGGAGAGCGCAACCCCGTTGGCGATCTGTGCGCTCGCGGCTGTGCCGAACACGGATGCGAGATAGCATCCAGAAGACACCGTGCTCGTCGCGGTGATCGCAGCTCCTCCGGGGGATGCCGCAAGTGTCACCGTGCTCGATGAGCCGCCCGTAACATAGTATGGAGTGCTCGCAGAGAATCCGCTAGGCACGGTGCCGCTCAAGACCATGACGGTGCCCACAGGGTAGGTTGTCGTGCCGCCCGTGATCCCAATGGATGTGCTGTTGTTGGTCGAGGTGACCGCGACACTTGTGCTCGATACGGGGTTAGCGATTGGAACCCGATAGTAACCATAACTACCAATAGTGGGCTCCCCCGTGACCGTCCCACCTGCGGAGACGGAAGTCGCGATTCCGATATACAATACTGCTGGCTTCGTGAACGGAACGGCTCCGAGAAGTTCTCCGAGAATCGCGTTCGCCAGATACGTTGTCATGCTTGGTGCTGATGCCATGATTTTCCTCCTTGCTGATTGATCCTCAGGATCTACGACCCGTCATCGACCGAGTGTGTTCATGCAGTCTGCATCTCGAACTCTAGATCATACTGATACGTCTGATAGCCAACCTCCTTACCCTCGCCTATCGGCATGAGCGTCATATATGGCCACGACCGCCCATCCCCGAGAGTAAGGGTCTCCTGCTGACCTACGAGCTCTGAGAGAGCCCCGATGACCGAGTCGCCCTCCGACTCACTCGTATAGGTGAACTTCACCGTCAGGGAATTGCCGTATGCAGTCTGGACATTCTTTTCAATATAGAGAACGCCGTTGATGACCGGGCCGAAGGTGTTCGTCTTGGTCGCGACCACGGCGGGCAGGAGAACTGTCACCTGACCGATTAATGGTATCGTCACTGCTCCGAATGTAGCCTGCCCCATTGTCATTGCAGATTGATCCCTCTCTGTCTGAGCTGATTCTTCAGGGTCGCCCCTAAGGCATTCCCGAGATCCATGCCCACTTGTGTGGCGTTCCTTCCGAGCCCATTGACTGTGATCTGGTTAATGATCGTAATCCCTGAGCCGGTCTGCTGAGATTGCCCGCCCATCGCTGCTGCGAAGCCGGGCACCTTACTCTGCGGGACCACGTACTCAGGCTCATTACCCTCGCCGATCATCGCAACGGTGGGCTGCGAAATCATGCCGCCTTCTGCAAGCCCGACCAGTTTTGCAGCTGCACCGATACCGGGGATGCTTTCAAGACCTTTGCCAACTGCACCGGCAAAATCAGCGATTTTCCCCAGCTCGGTACTGAACCACTGCACGATCGGCTGGATGAAGTGGAATTTCTGGTCCAGGAGTACGATGCCCGCAACGAGTCCTGCGAGCGCCAGGACCACGATGCCGATCGGGTTTGCATCCATCGCCGCATTGAGGAGCCACTGGGAGGCGGTGAGCCCCCCGGTCGCGGTTGTATCTGCCACTTCAGCAGCTGTTTTTGCCGCCGAGGTTGTCGCACTGGCTGCCGTCAGGGTGTTGTAGAGTGTCAGCGCACCTGAGACACCGGTGATGATCGAACCACCCATAGTCATAGCCGTAAAGACGCCCTGGAGCGGTGTGAGTTCAGCACCGAGATTATCCGTGGTCTTTTCCACCCAGGATGAGAGGTTTGCCATGATGCCGACATGCTCCTCGGCAATCTTGTTATATGTGGCTGTGGACCCGGCAGCGCCGTCGATTTTAGTCTTTGCTGCAGTGAGTTGATCGTTAGATACGCCGAGCGAGGCGGCGAGAGACTTTACATCGACTGTACCGCTCTGGATTTGGGACTGGTACGTTGCGAGCGTTGTTTTGTTTTCTTCGAATTTCGCACTCTCATCTGAGATTTTCTGCTGTAATTTGGTAATTTCGAGCGCATGGTTCGCTGCGGCTGTACCGCCTTTCACCTGCTCGTTCTGGAGGATCTGGAGCTTTTGCTGGTCATCATCAATAGTCTGGCCGAGTTTGGTCTGGGAGGTACTCAGATCGTCATATTTTTTCTGCGCCTCTCCGGATGTCTTTGTAACACCAAGAAGGGCAGTGTCGATGAGACTGACTGCATTCCGGGCCGGTACGCCCTTCTCGCCGAGTGCCTCGATGATCGAGGTCATATCGTCGAATGAAAGACCGGCGGCGTGTGCGGTCGGCGCGGTCCTGGCAAGGATCGTAGTAATGTCAGTGAGGCCGTACTTGGTGTTGTGAGCGATCTCAGTCAGGGCGTCGCTCTTGTCGCCAAGGTCATCAACTGTCAGGCCGTATGCCTGCAGCGCGGGGATCACATTGTTCGCAACGATATCCCCGGTTGTATTGTTGGCATTTGCCAGCGCCAGCGCTGCAGTGGCTGCGGTCTGCATCTGGTCCGCGCTCGTGACGTTGAATTTCCCAAGCGTGGCCATGGTGTTGGTGACCTCGCTGATTGTGTCCTTGCCATTGGACAGCTGCATGGTCAGATCACGGAGGGCATCGGACGAGATCCCGGTTTCCTGGGCGGTGGAATCGAGCGAGCCCATAAGTTTGGTGTTGGCATCGACAGCAAGGAGCGCACCGCCCCCTACAGCGGTCAGGGCCGCACCCGCTGCGAGACCCATCTTTGCCATATTACCCGCGGCGGATTCTGTCCCGATCTTCGTCAGGTCGTTTGCAAGGATGTTGTAGACCAGTGTGCCGACGTCAGTCATGGTTTCACGATCTTGTTATAGGCCGATTCCCAGTACAGTTGTTCTTCAGGTTCCAGGAGAGACCACTGACGCCATGTCATCCCCAGCCACCGGAGCAGCCCTGCTTTCCCGATCCCGGCTGCGCTTGTCGCGAAAGGACTGGATGCGCTGGTTGTAGACCCCCCGCTCCTGTTTCCAGACTTCCATGATATCCTGGATGTCTTCGTTGCTGAACACGTCCGGATGGGTTTCGAGATACTCTGCAGTGATCTTCGGATTGTAGGTCGCCATCGCGACGAGTTCGAGCACATAGTTTGCCAGCTCTTCCGAATGGTCATCCTGCGGCGCTTCGCTGAGTTTCTTCATTTTCAGCAGCGTGCGCTCGTAAGCGACTTGCTCGATGATGCTGAACCGGACCTTGAGCTGGATGCTGCGGCCATCAGCCAGCTGTGCGAAGACCGGCGCCGGTTCTGCGGTGCCTTCCAGGAGCGCGATCTCTTCGTCCCAATGCTCCTCCGGCACCGCTTTCCCCTTGTCGTGGCAGGCCTTGATCTTGTCCGCATGCCTGGTGTACATTCCCTCAAGATGTTCGACAGAAAAGGGAGGGGTTCCGCCTTGCTCGGCGCTCATGAAGCGCTCACGGCCTGCCAGGAGAAGTCTACCGTCGGGTTCCGCATGTAGAACTCCACCTTTGTGGAGATGTCGGATCCGCCCTTGCTGCTGATGCCGGTCTTCTTGATGGCGCAGTTGTTGAAGGTGAACCAGACCTTGCGGCCACTGCCGTCCAGCTTGGTGGCTTTTGCCATGATCGGGAACAGCATCGGGGGGCTGGAATCGTTGCCGCTAGTTGCACCTGCAACCGAGGCAAAGACCAGGGTCCCCAGCGAGGCACACCCGATCGGCAGGACCTCGTTGCAGATGAAGACGCCTTTTGTCTGGTATACGGTGCCGGCCGGATCTCCGTTGTTCACGAGGACAGTTTCCGTATAGGGATTGCCGTTGACATCGACCCCGATGAAGAGCAGGCTGCCGCCCGCGGTCATCGGGTCCGCTGCAAGGGTCGCGGAGATCTGCGCCGGGATCGTGTTCGGCGTGGTCATGGGGATTGCGGTCCCTGCAGTGAACGATGTCGCTGCCTTCAGGGTCCCGGCCACTCCTGAGCTTGGGGACGCACTTACGGCCCAGACAAGCATATGCTCGTCGACGGCGTTGCGGTCAGCCGAGATCGTGAATTTCCTGCCGACCCAGATTTCCGCTTCGCTCGGCGCCCCATTCGGCCAGATCGTCTTGGTCACATTTTCGATGCCTATATCCAGCTGAGTGGACACTACCTCATCAACACCGTTGATGTTGTAGAAGAATTCCGTGGCAATGTACGTGCCGAAGATTGGTGCTCCTGACATCAGGATCCTCCCTGGTGATTAAAGTAATTGAACCGGTACCGGGTCATGTTGTGCCATAACCAGGTATCTTTCTCGAACGACTGCGGGAACGTGGTTCCCTGCCAGTTAAATGTGCCCGGGATCATGTTCCCGGCATCCTGTAGCAGCAGGAAGTTTACCCGCTGCTCGATGGCATCGGCATCCTGCCCTGTCTTTGGTGCAGTGCTACTCTGCGAGTTGACCCAGACGCTGATCTCGATTGTGGGGTTTTTCTTCGCAGAGATAGCGGATCCTCCGAGTGCCTGTGCAAAACCGGATCCCGAGAACGGTATACCGGATCCGTCGGAGCCCCGAAGGGTGACGGCCGCGGTTGTGATTTTCTCCGGGGTCTGTGCCCTGCGGATGGCAGCGGTCGGGTCCGCGGGATTGCCGAGAAGACCGAGCAGCACTGTGTCACCCTGCAGCTTTGCGATGACCGCGGTATAGATCGTGGTGAAGGCATCCATCAGGCCCCGGCCCCTTGGATTTTCCTGGCAAGTGCTGCAGAAAGGATTGCCGTGGTCTCTTCAATCTTTGCGGCCCCGGCATCTTCCAGGAAAGGCCGGGGCTGCATCTTGCTCGTGCCATTATGGACGAACTCTGCGATCGGGTCGCTGGTCTCGACAAGCCCCTGGACGCTCGATCCCGATACCTGAACTTCATGGGTGATGGAATCCCTCAGGTGCGGAGGAATGAAATCCGGGTTGCGGTCGTCCATGTACGGAGCGCCGCCCTGATAACCGCCTTTCCACTTCGTCGGGAATTCCATTGACTCGTATGGTGAGTTGCCGGGATCGCAGTTCTTCCGGGCCTCTCCTTCGACATTGAGCGCAGCCATCTCCATGCCCTCTGCAGCAGCAGGAATCATCGAGGCTGAAACCTGCCGGAGTTTCTGCAGCAGCTGGTCCTGGGTGAGATCTGCCATATTGTTCAAGACCCCCGGAAGAACTTAATTACCTGTGGAAAAACATATGCGATGAAGAAACCAAGCACTATGGCGCCAGTGACAATAACCACCCAATACGCTCTAATGGCGTCGATAAACCTGGTATTTTCGCAGATCTGTGCGATGAATGCTTTGCGCCCAGATTCTTTCCCCGTGGTGTCCTTACCGTAGAGATCCAGCTCGATACGAGACAGCCGGCCGCAGACTTCAGCGCGACAGTCCCGGTTCGGGGAGATCGCCACGAGATCATCTTTGGTTGCCATCTTAGTGATATCACTTCGTAGGTCACGGAGATCGTTGCGGATAAGATCGATACTCTTGCCAAGCGTCTCGCCCTGAAGCTCAACGGCTTTTTGAAGGGAGGCAATTTCCTTTCCCTGCTCATAGAGAGTCGTTTCCATCAAGATGCACCTGCGGGTATCTGTTCGATCTCTGCCTCCAAGTGGTCCACCACATTTGGCCGGTAGCCGTACACCGAGTGCACGCTGCCCTTGATGCGGAAGTACCCGACAAAGCCCTGCTGGGCTGAAAGGATACGGTAATCGGTCGAATTGATGACCGTACCGGCCGGTAGCAGCAGCTTCGTGCTCATCTCCTCGAACTGACCGGGATCGAGCACAAGGGTCGGCCCGGTATCGGTGTAGAAGAAACAAGGGATATTGACCTGATCATTTGCCCAAACTTCCAGGGATTCGTTCGATGTGTTTTTACTCCCTGCACTCCGCTTCTGGACAGTGCAGTGATGATCGAGTCCCTGGGTCTGTACAAAGGTCATATCCGTGTCTCGTGATCGGTGGCTACGATGTCGAACGATCCGGTCGAGAAGTCTTCGTTCACCTGCCGGCGCAGTTCCTTCGCCCGGTCCCGGAGATCCGCAGCGACCGCCGGCCCGTTGACTGACTTGTCGCCAGTCTTGTAGGACCCGAGCAGCGCGTTGTCCGAGGCGATATCATCCATCGCGTTTGCCGCGGCGAGCTTGATGATGTTGTTCTCGACCGCGAGGTATGACTGCAGCTCTTCATCCTGGAAGACAGGTGATGCTTCGTTCCTGTCGCGGATGAGCATCCGCATGATGGTGATCGGGTCCGGGTTAGGACCGGGATTATAGGTGAACGTCATTCCCTACCTCGAAAAAGATAGGGTTCAGGTCTCGGTCCCGGCGCCGGTGCTGGCAACCATACCGCGGTAGTTGAGCTGGCAGCCGCCGATGACGTGACGGAGCTTGTAGACCACGCTGTCCGTGTCGAAGTCTCCCATCATGGCGGGTGCCTGGCCTCCACCGATTGGCATGGCGTTCGGGGCTTTCATGAAGACCTCGGGGGCTTCGTGGCCGCGGAGGAAACCCATCTCGACCACTGCAAGGAGGTTTGGATCCGAGCTGAGATACCAGGAGCTCGCGCCGTTGGTGGTGTTGATCCTGGGCAGGTACCAGTTGATGGCGAGTTTCAGGTTGCTCATCCAGTTCTGCGTCTGGACTGCCTGGTTGGATGACAGAGTCTGGCCACCGGCAGGCAGGCCGACATAGAGCTGCTGTGCGTGCAGCAGGTTCTGTGCAATGACGCGGAGCTGGGGCGGCACCATGAGCGTGGTCGGGGTGTTGTCGATAGGTTCTCCGTCGTCATCGACACCTATCGTGTCCATGGTGGCGAAGGCTTTCTGCAGGCCGTCCACGTTGAGTGGGTTGTCGATGAGGTTGCCGTTAGTGTTATTGAAGAGCGTCGGATCGGGTCCAGCGGAGTTCGCGATGAAACTGGTCGCGAGGTGTTCCTCAGTACGCCGGGATGCAATGCCATACCTGCGGGGTACGTCCTGGAGCGCGGAGAGGTCGTCGTTGATCATGGTTTCCCATGCGAACGGGATCTTACGGCCGTACTTCTGCACCTGGTATTCGGCCAGCTGATCGTTCATCGGGGCATCGGGGTAATCGGTTTCCTGCGGGACCACTGATAGAACCTGGTCGCCACCGGTGATACGGAACCGCTTGACCATACGGAAGTCGGGGACGGTAGATCTGCGGCACCAGAGCGCCCAGGTGGGCGGCCGTTCCTGATATGCCGTGAGGATCTGGCGGTCAATGACATCCGCGAACAGGAGCGGGAAATCGCTCGTGGTCAGGGCTTCTGTGAGGTAGTGCACGGGCCGGATGCCTTTCGAGACCTTGCTGATCAGGTTGACGGCTTCCGCGAGCCTCTGCATATACTCGGGTGAATCCCTGCGCAGGCTGCGGATACCGACACCGTCTCCCTGGAAGATGGCGGTCTCGCTTGCAACCTGGCTGTCGAGGGTCTGGACAAGGTCCAGGATATCAGATTTTGTCATGGTTTTCTGTGCCTCCTACGAAGTGAAGTACCCGTACTGGTCTCCACGGGCCTGCAGGATGTGTTTCACACGTATGGCTGCGGAACCGGTGAGCAGAGGGTCGATCGCGACACCGAAGAGGTAGCCGCCTACGCGGGTGTTGCTCAGTACCGGGGTTGTTGCCGGTGCGACCGGGTCGGCATAGTAGATTGCATCGCCTGCTGCGATCGCGCCTGCTGCTGCCGAGACAGTGAGGGTGTAGGTCTCGTCGCCGAAATCGACATCCGTGGTGCCGTCAGACTGCTGGTCTGCTTCGGCAATACCGGTCAGTCTGCCGAACCGTACTGCACCGCCGGATTTGGGCGCTGCAGGGGTCGTGCAGGTGACATTCTGCTTGTTGCCTGCCATTGCGAGGTTCTTCATGATCACAGCCTCCCTGCAGCGGCGATCTTCGCCTGCTCTTCGGTCATGTTCAAGCCTTTGAACGCTTCTGCGAGCGCTTTCTGGCCATCTTCAGGTGTTCCGCCTCCGACGCCGCCAAACCCGCGGACCTTGCCGGCCTCGGTGACCTTGGCGAGGTACGCGGATTCCGCCTTGACGGTCTCTTCGAGCACGGTCTTCATACCAGCCTCGTCAAATTTGCCGTCTTTCATCGGCACTTTGCTCTTGAGCGATTCGACGATCCGAGCTTTGGTGATTTCCGGCAGCTTGACCGGTCCCAGGGCTTTAGTCATGAACACGACGCCTTCCTGGATTGCCTGGGCTTCCTTGAGCCGGGCGTTCTCGGTCTTCAGTGTCTCGACCATGGCGGCCGCTTCGGTGAGTTTCTGCATTTTCGCTTTCTCCTGTTCTGTCTGGCCGGCTTCCTGGATGATCTCCTGTATTAGATCGGGCCGGTTTTCCTTGAGGACCCTGAGGTCCAGTTTTCCGAGTTCCATGTCTCCACTTTCCTTCTTGTCCTTGTTCTCGTCGGGCAGGAGATCCTGCAGTTTCTTGACGACTTCGGCTTTCTTGTCGCCGAGATCCATGAGCGTACCCTGCCGGGCTCCGGCAATCGCAGCAAGCGCTGCCTTGACACAGTTCGGCAATACCGCTCCGGTTTTCGGGTCGCGGTACGGCAGGTGGCAATGTTCGGGGTCGTCGCCGTCGACATAGGCGAACAGCGATTTGAAATGTGCCTGCTGCGTGCTGCTGAGGTCTTCCCATTTCTTACCGGCGCCGAAGACATCTTCCAGGCTGATTTTACAGCCTTCCTGCAGCATGACGATCTGGTCGATCAGGTGCAGGGCTTCAGATAATCGTGTACTGTTCATATTCTCAGTGCTCTCCGTGTTCCTCCAGCTCTCCCACATCTGCACCAGGCCGCCACCGGCACCGGGCACCGTTACGAAGTCAACAGACAGGCACTTGTCCAGCGATTCGATGATGGTACCAGTGTAGCCATCCACTGTGCCGGCCTTACTCTTGCCGAGCGCCCGGTGCGAGATCCCGATATACGGGGCCATCTCACGCAGGAACGGCCGGTAGTTCTTGAATACCTGGCAATCCGCATAGACACCGGGCATCGGTGTTTTCTGAAAAGAGACATTCCCGGTGATGACCCCAGCCATATCCTTGAGACTCCGCTCCGGCCGGTCCTTCTCCTCTTTCAGAGTCGGGTGATCGAGGTACATGTGCGTGCCGGGTTGGTACACCTTCGCGGCATCACGCGCCAGCATCGCTTCAGGGTAATAGCCACTCGACCCTTTCCCGGGCTTGATGATGCGGATCCGGGCAGTCCCGTCTTCCCTGATGAAGTTAGATTTCAGGTTCTGCGGTTCTGCTTCATCGAATTGTTCAAGTGCTTCAGTTACCATTCAAAACCCCCCAAACTGATAGGCGGTATTAAGAAGAGGATAAAACAGCAGTCTATTTAAACGGCGGATTTTTGGCCAAGAACTCACTTATACAGCGTGTTTTGTAAAATCGGATGATTAGTGCGCTCCGTTTTCCACTGTTATGATCGCGGTAGAGCCGGTTGAGGTTGCGGGCAAGATCCCGGGGCGTAAGGCTGAAATGAGTGTGAATGAATTTTTTTTCATCATCAGAAAGTGGTGGCTCGGTCATTCGCTGCTTCCTGGGATCTCGATCTTCGGTATCAGGGTGCACCTGCAGTTCGGATGTGCCGGGCAATCGGGAGCGCCGTCGATATCGAATACCTGGCCATCAAGATCGCCGCATTCCTCGCATGTTTTTTCGTCCTCTGCCGCTAACCATTCGACCTGGTCGACACCTGCCTGCTGATACCGCTGGACGTTGGCGGTGTTGACCGCGTTCATGATCTCGGTCCGTGCCAGCATGGTGGCCCGGTTGATGCCGATGCCGTCCACATTCGCCACGATCGCCCGGGAGATATCGCTGAGCGTGTCCCGGTTCTGCAGGCCGCCCGATATCGTCTGCATGATGGCATCGCTCATATCGGCTGAAATGTTGTTGAGGCCACCGACGATCTCGCCGTCTTTCTCATAGCCGTTCAGATTCCGGGCTTTCAGCAGCTCGATCGCCTTCTGATCCGGTGGCATTATCCGGCTGGAAGTGTCGATACCGGCGACTTTCAGCTTGATGGCGCTGTAGACAACACCGCGGTTGTATGCCTGCGGGATCTCGTCGTTCACGACATAGGTGCCCGGGTGCTCGATCTGATCGTGACCGATCCGGCCGAGCATTTCTTTCAGGCCGGCTGTGTTGAGCCTCACCGGGGGGACCCCGGCCTTCTCTTCACGGATGACGCGGCGGTGGACTTCTTTGAGTACGGCGGCCTGATAGTTTTTCACCAGGTGCACAAGCTTGTCCTCATACTGCCTGATCTGCCGGGCTGACCGGGTGGGGTCGGTCCTAGGCACGCGCCGCGGGACATGCCGGGGCGGCTTGGGATCTCTCATGAACGGTCGTCCGGTCCGCCTTTCAGCGTACCGCCATATCCCGCATCGGCATTGCCGGGCGGGTCCTCCATCCGCTGCTGGATGTACTTCGCGATGATGGCCTTGTGCTGGGCGATACGGCTCTTGCGTTCTTCGCCGGTCGCGCCCATAGGATCCTCAGCACCGCCCGTGAACAGCTCCGGGTGAGTCGCCCGCCACTTCTTGATCGCGATGAGGTCCTCCTCATCATGGACCGGATCGTTGCTTGGGAACGAGGGGCCGCTGACCGGGGTATACGGCGCAGGCCATCCTATGAGGCTGCCATCGCCGGGACCCCCGCCGGATGTGTCGATTGCTTCCTTTGCCTTCGCGAGCTGCGGGGGTTGCTGGCCGTCGACTTCCTCGGGCATCGGGATCCGACCCGGGAATGTTGGTGCAGCGGGTGGTGTTGCCGGTGGTTCGAGTTCTTTGGGCGGCTCGATATATTTCAGACCGAGGAACTCAGCAAGCTGTTTCTGCTGCTGGATACTGAACGGGTCCTGTGGGTCGCCGGTCATGAGCTTGAAGACCAGGTTGAGTTTCTGGTCTTTGGTCATGAGGATCGGCTCTGCATCGTCGTCCGGGTAGATCGATGCCAGCAGGTCATCCGAGCCCGCGATATCGAGGACCTCAAACAGTCGCTTGCTCAGGGTCTTCAGGTCGATGGTGCCGGCAAGGCCGTTGCCACCGAGAGTTGCAGCGTTGACGATCGCATTCACAGATTCGGTGATATCGTGTTCCAGGAGCGGCGGGAACGAGACTGCAATTTCACGGGAAACTACTTCGTCAGTTTCTTCGCCATTCTCGTCTGATTTCTTTCCCATGACGACAACCTGCTCGCCGGTATATTTGTCGTCATCGATTTCTCCCATATCGTGCAGCATACCGTTCGGCGCAATGATTGACTGATCGATCACGTACTGCAGGATGTCCTTGATGGTATCCGCCCACAGGGTCCGCCGGTTGAGGAACTGCAATTCCATGGGCCGCTCCATGGTCTTGGCAGTCGCCATGTTGCCTTTCCCGGGATCCCCGCTGAGGTAGTGCTGGAAGATGCCGGTAGCGGAACAGACCATCAGCAGCAGCTTGTTGCCGTCTTCTGCGGACGTGGTCGCGCCGGAGGCCTTGATGGCCGAGAGCTCGACGCCTTCGCTGTGTGAGAAGACGGAAGCGACCGGGCGGCCTTCCGCCCACCCAATCTCCGGGCTCTTCTGGTGCGCCATCCTCTCCATCTTCTGTTTCGATGCCTGGACTGCAGCGGAGCCGCCTTTGGTCTTGAGATCAAAGGCGAACCGGGCGAGGGCCTGCCAGACCTTTGAGAGGTTCTCTAGGAACTGTTTGTAAGCCTGTGCCCAGTCAAGGCCGCTGTAGATATCCGAGATCCCGAATTTCATATCGGCGAGTTTGTTGATCCCGACATGGTAGATCGGGGCATCCCACCGGACATCATACAACCCGATCTTCTCCGGGCGCTGGTCCTCCGGTGGCTGGTATTTCCAATCCGGGTGCCATTGCACATATGCCCGCGTAACGAGCGTGCCGGTGAGGTAATCGAGCGTCTGCTGCATGAACTGCCGCTTGTAGAACCAGACTTCCTTGATATCGTGCGGGTTGGTGTCGATTTCCATGACCTCGTCGAAGGGGATAAGGCGGATGATGACCCGGCCGGTGTCAGGGTCCGTGAGCAGTGCGTAAAAGAGGTTGCCGAACGCGGTGAGTTCCATATCGTTGGCCATCTGCGCCTGGTGGCTCGTGAAGCTGACCTTGTTCTTGCGGTCCTCCAGGAACTTCTGGACCAGGTCGTCGATATCGGGATCGTTGGCTTTGACCGAGACCCCCTGCGAGAAGACATAGAGGGCCTGCAGCGTGACGGCACGCTTGATCAGGGGGTTCTTGAGCCAGTAGACCCGGACCAGGTCGTTGATGCGGCCGAGCGCGACCCGCGAGAGCTCCCGGGCATAAGGACCGCCCCCGCCAAAGAGCTGGACCCATCCCTGCTCCGCGAGCTGCATCTCAAGGACCTGGATGGATTCTTTCATGAGCTCCAGGTTCTCGCTCTTAATGGCGTTGTCTTCCTTCAGCTCGGCAATCTGCTGCTGGACTTCCTCGACTGAGACAGCCTGCCCTTTCTCGAACAGCATGCCATCGACCGGGCTCTTTGCGGTGGACTCTTCCAGCGCTGTGATCTGGTCGTGGATGGCTGCGATGGCTTTCTCGCCGTCAGCCACCACCTCCTTAAGTTTTTTTACCTCGTCGATCATTTCTTCCCGGCCTCTTCTCCTGCTTTCTTCATTGCGGGAGAATCGACGATCCCTTTCAGGCGCTCGATCTCCTCGATATGCGGCGCGAGGATTTCGTCCATTGTGGTCTTGAGTAGCTTCTCATCCACCGATACCCGGACAACCATAGATGGGGGCTCGTCGAACTCTCCCTCGGCGATCCGGCTCTTGAGACGTTTGATGAGATTTGCCGCCTCTTTCGGGTTGCCCTGGCGTTCACTGGTCATTGCTTGTGAGAGGGCTGCGAGGAGCGCTCTCTTGTTGATTAGGGTCTCAATCTGTTGCGTCATGATTTTCTCCTAAAACGGGCTGATGCTGTAGTCGTCTTCGTAGACCAGCACGGCCTCGGTCATATCGGCAGCCTCAGTCACGCTGTCGACATAGGTCACGAGGTACCGGGCAGCATCGCAGGCATGGTCATCTGCCTTGACCGGCTCCTCTTTGTTCGGTTTGCCGTCTGCCGATTGTTTCCAGACGTACGCATCCATCTCCTGCTCGAAACACAGGGGTTTGCGGGCAGCCTGCAGCCAGGGGTCCACCTCAATGAGCGAATCCCGCATGATGAATAACCGCGGTCGTCCATCGCCGGCTTTCCGGAGCCGTGACTGGACTGCCTGGATGCCGAGCGAAACCGCTTTCATGGCCGGGATAGTTTCGATGCCGTACTTTGCGAGTGTCGCCCGGTCCTCGGCGTCATGGTCAGCCACGGTCGCATAGATCTGCTCGGTGCCGGTGTACTCGAGGATTTGCCGGGCGTGGTCCTCGACCAGGCGCTTGCTCATGTAGAGCTCGCGGTATAGGTAGAGCCGGCCGTCTTCATCGATCGCCCACCACTGGCAGGTGAATGGGTTGGTATACCCAAAATCGATGGCCCGGAATTTGACCCAGTCGTCCGGGATCGGGAACCGGTCGATCAGGTGGACCGCCCGGTCGAACTCTTCATAAACGGTGCCTTCTGCAGCAGCCCACTTGCCCAACCGCAGCCGCTGGTACCGGACACCGGTCAGGCCGTCCAAGACCGCGAGCGTGCGCCGGCCCTGCTCGGTGATCTCGTGCGTGACCGGGTTGAACAGGACCGGGTTGTCTTCGTGACGGGACTCGAAAAAGGCGAGACTGGGACGGTGCCGGATCCAGTGGGTCGGCCTGTCTGGATTGCAGTCGCCGAGCACCTGGGCGTAGGGCATGTTGCCGGCCCGGCCGGTTGTCCTGGTCGTGATGACTTCCCAGTCATTGAGCGTGAGCTCTTCGGTCTGGTTGATATAGACAACGTCCCATTCGGAGGAGAGGACCTTGTCAGGATCATCAAGGCCGCCGAGATAGATCCGGGAGCCATTCGGGTACACATAGCCTTCACGATGCTCGCCGCCGAGTTTCACGACCGGCGAGCCCGGGCCGAGCACCTTTTTCTCGAATGTGAGTAGCACGGTCATCTTGAGGCTGTGGTAGGTCTTCCTGACGATGATTGCCTGAGCCCCGGGATATTTCCACATGAGGGCATCGAGTTTCTCCAGGCAGGTCCGGGTCTTGCCGGTCTCTGCCGGTCCGCTGATGATGACTTCCGGCGCCTTGCATTTCCAGATCTGCAGGCCGCCCCCGTACGGCTGGAACGCTTTGGCGTTGCCGCCTTTTGGGTCTTCAATAATGAGATAGGGGGGGGCGGCTGCAGCAGCGGTCAATCCGGGCACCTCTTGCACGTTTCACAGCCCCCGTCAAGCCGCTGGCGTCGGAATTCCTGCATGGCCGGATCGTTCCAGCCGCCGTCCATCAAATATTCATCGGACATCCGGACGCAGCAGGGATGGAGCCTGCCACGGGCGTCGTAATATGCCCACGTAAATCCCCAGGGACAGTGGGGGTCGAATGGATCGAGCGGTCCGTGTATGGCCCGGTCCAGGGCAACCATTTCCGCAATTCCTTTTGAGGGGTTGCTATGCCAGTTCGCGATCCGGTTTCTGATGAGTTTGATACAGTGGTCCGAGCAGAACGTCTCGACGTCGCATATGTCCCGATCGCGGGTATCTGCCGAGATAACCTGGTTGATGGTGAGGTTTACTTCCGGGTATTTCTCCTTGATTTCGAGGATTTTCCCGATAACCTTTTTCGGGCTGCCTTCGTGAGCGCTCGCCGGCGCCGGCCCTTTGATGTAGTCCAGCGAGAACATAACCTCGTTGAAATACCGGGACCACGGGACGACGTTCTCCGGCTGGCCGTTCGTAATAGTGATCGCATACTTCCCGGCAGCCCGTACCATCATCGCCAGGATGTCCAGCTGCGGGTGCATGAACGGTTCTCCCAGCCCCTGCAGTTTCACCAGCCTGCTTTCCGGGTGCGCCGTAAGGATCTTCCAGAGCGTTTCGGGCGTGATATCGCGGATCTCCTGGTCGGCCGACCGGATACACATCTTGCACTTCAATCCGCACCGAGTGGTGGGCTCGACCTGGATGTCGGTGGGGGCTTTCATGGTGAGGCAGTCCCAGCCGGGCGTCTTGTCGTACCAGTGGACCTGGAACATCTGCCGCCAGAAGCCGGGTGCCTCTCCGGTCAGGTTGCCGCCGTGCATGTGATAGTTGGACTCCAGCTTGGGGTTGAAATGGAATTTAACGCCCTTCCGGTGCATTTCGAGGAGCCAGAGGTAATCGTCGGCAGCGGCTAACCGCTCGTCGAACAATGCCGGGGGAGGGTTGACGCACACAATTGCAGAGTGGGGGGCCGTGCAATACTGGTTGATGTTTTCAATGGGCCGGCCGTGAAACCCGACCGGCTCGCCTAAGATGTTGACGCACATCCCATAGTAGACCTGGATACCCGGGTTCTGCGTGAGAAAAGAGATTGCATTCGCCAGGTGGTGGGGCAGCCATTCGTCATCGGCGTCGAGGAATGCGAGGTATTTTCCTTCTGCCCTCTCGATCGCACGGTTGCGGGCGTTGGCCGGGCTGGTCTTTTTCTCGCTGAAAACCGGGATAATATTGAGTTTTGGGAGGTATTCTGCTGCGATATCGCCGGTCCGATCGTGCTGGAAATCGTCGACAACAAGGATAACCTCGAAGTCCCGGAATGTCTGCTTTTTGACGCTGTCCAGGGCCCGGGCGATGAACTTCTCTGCGTGATAGGCCGGGATGATGACCGATACGAGCGGGCCGGTCATAGATCCTCCATGCTGACGCCTTTGAGGACCTTGACAACGAGCGGGCCTCCGGCATCGCCGGTGAGTTCGTGCTTGTCGCGCCATTCTTTCGGCCTGCGGTTCTTGAGCCAGAAGATCATAGCGGTGGTGTCAGGGGGTACTGCCTTGACGGTCCGGGTGATTTTCGTACCGTCGGGGCCTTCTTCAGTTTTGACTTCTTCGTATTCATAGCCGAAAGCCCTCATGAAAAGAGAGCTTTCAACCTTTGTATCCGCTGAATCCTTGCCCGCTTTTAGGGAGCTCAGGAACTCGGGGTGTTCCTTGCCCCATGTGAAGAGGGTGCCGGTCGAAATCCTAAGCCCGGCGGCGATCTCTTTGTTGGTCTTGCCCCGGATCGCAAGCGCCCATGCCATGAACGGGTGGTGATCCGGGTCGTACTTACTGGTCGCTCCGGGTCGTTTCTGCGGCGCTTTTGACAACTTCGCCGGGCGTTTTTGCCCGGATTTCTTTTTTGCGGTCATGATGTCAACGCCGCATTGTACCACTCGCCTTCGAGATGGCAGACGACGTATGGTGGATCTTTTGGTGGGAGCTGAATGCTCGTATGCCATTTACAAGATATGCAGACTCGTAGAGAAAGAGCGGGAAAATATTCCCGCGGGCATTTTACATGCGTCAGTTCCTTATCTTCGTAGAAAATCCGCGGGGGAATCATGTCTGCCTCACTTTCTCATCACCAACACCACAAGCAGCAGCAGGGCTGTCCCGCTGATGGCGAGCTGCACAACCGCTATCTTTTCGATGAGCGAAAGCCGGCACCAGATACCGGGATTGAAGACATGTCGTAGATGAGCGGGATTGTTCATTGAAAGCCACTGGCAGGAATTGAATCTGCGCCCTTTCAGTTTCCCTCGGGAGCGGGTATTCGGGAACTTCCCCGCGGTAATCTCCCGGTACAGGCTGAACGCGTCAAACCATCAGACGCTTCAGTGGCATTTTTCCGGCGGAAGAGGCTAACAGACCGCCGGATGTTTAGAGTTCGTGCAAAGCATTGCTGTTGTCGAAAGTTTGCCCGCACCGGTCGATAGGCGGACGACCCGGAGGCCGGATTGGGCAGAGGGACCTGGGCGGAATGAACCGCGCTCCATAGAGGAGCTCTACGCCGCGCCGGTACTCAGGCGGCAGCCAAACACAGGCCCGATGTTCATCATGCTTTACTCCACCAGAGGAGGGCGACCATCATGACCAGTGCGATCGCGATGGTGCACCATTCCTGGCGGGTCAAGACGGCAACACCACTCCGAACTGCTGCAGGATGATTGTGAGCGCTTTCTGCGGCGTCAGGACATTCCAGTGGGCAGCCAGGATTATACCGGCGATTACGAGGACCACGCGGATGTACGCCACGAGTTCGTATGCAAGGATGCCGAGGATTCCGCCGAAGTTCCAGTAATGCGAAACATCGAACCACATTTTCGGGCAGCCCGGGATAGCCGGCACCACACCTTTCTTGATGGCGCCATTATTCCAACCGGCAGTGAGTGCTTCCTCCAACACATGCCATTGCCGGTAATTATGCGGCGGGAAGTAGCCCATCCAGTTCAGGGCCGGCGGGTAAAGCTGCCCGATAAGGAAACAGAGCAGGACCAGCGGGTTAGGCAGGAACGGATCGTTTTCCTGACCGGCGAACGGGTCCGCAGCCCCGACTACATCGGGGTGGAGGGGGGGCATGACTTACACGAGCGTGATCGTGAAGGTCTTTGGCGGATACCAGGTGGTCGTGGGCCAGACGGTTTCATACGACTGTGGGGAGCCGAATATCGCCCAGTGAAGACCCGGGGTCACGATGATCGTATGCTTCCCGGCTGCGAGTGCTTTTGCAGTATTTGGGTACTTGAATACCGGGAGATCGACAACTCCACCCGCTCCGGGGAACTTGTTAAATCCGCCGTAGTCTTGGCTCGGTTCACCATCTATGGATACCTTTGTGACGAGGGTTGGGATCTGCCCGGATGAGTTCTGGTAGGTGAACCGTCCGACAATGATCCGTTCCGAGCCAAGTCCCATGAGTTCACTCAGTTTGATCGTAAGATCCATACTTGGAGGTGTTTCCCCCGGGGCAGTATTGTACTGCCCGAAAAACAGGCCGAGGATATCAGCTTTCAGGATGTCCGACATATATACACCGTCTTTCCCGGTTTGCTGGCGGGAAATACGAAAGAGAGTCCGTGACGGGCTTAAATATCGGTTTAGGATAAGGCCGATAGTGCAGTTTGAGGTTTAAACAGCAGTTCAGGGAGATTCAGGTTGATTGGGCGATGCAGGGATCGCCCCTTTCATCAACCACTTATGTCGCTCCCGGCATTTCGGGCAGGTGTCCGGATCGCGGGGATCCCAGTCCGGGAAGATGTCGGCAGGTTTTTTTGGCGTGCCGCCGCCGGTGATGCACTGGCGGCTTCCCTTGACGAACAGGTGGACCTTTTTGGACTTCTTCGACCGGCCCCACACGATATCGCTCTTTTTCACGCCGGCATACACCCCCTGACCATCCATTCCGTTGCCGGCACGTCTTCGCTGCCGTTGCTGGTGAGCCACACGGCCGGATATCGCTGCAGGGCTTCGGATGCTACAGTGATTGCCCGGAACCATGAGGTGAGGGGGAAGGGGGTAACCAGGACTGTGCGATCGCGGATGATCTGTGCACGGTCTGTGCAACTGTGCGCAGCTGTGCATGGGACCGGCGGCGGTGGCGGCGGCGCGAGATCCGGGAGGAAATCGAAGAGGTCGACCATCAGGCACCTACCTTACTCGCCCGGGTAAATTTCGGGACCGCGTTAATTATCTGGTGGATCTCCTGCTCGGTATGCCGGCCGATGCAGCGATAATAGATCCGGCCGTCGATGTCGATTGCGATGCCTTTTGCCAGGGCTTCGGGCAGCGGCATCTGCGGGAGGGTGGCCGAGCAGACGACACACCGGGGCCGGAGGTCGTGGGTCATGGTGACCTACCTGACGGCAGGAACAGCGTGCCGGTCTGGATCTCCTGTCGGTGCTCCAGCAGGTAGTTCTCCATCGGTACTGGGCGACCGGTCGAGCGGTCCGCGATCGCGACGAACTGTGCCATGGCGCCCGCGAACGGGGACGCTCCGATCTCGACTTCGATAAGGAGCGCCTTTATACGATCCCGGATAATCCGGCCGGAGATATCCATGCGGAGTTTGTCAGGACCGCCCCGGGACCTCTCGTAGATGATCGGGTACTCGATCATGAACGGCTGGCCGTCTTTCTCGAAGAGGAGCGTATAGAAAGGCACTTTCCCCCGGGTGTCTTCCTGCGTCCCCATGCGAGTACAGCCAGCCCCCACAAGCATCTTCTTGATCTCAGACATGCTGCGGTCGAGCGGAACATCCGTCCGGGTGTATATGTGCCGATTGGGGTTGAGATACGCGACTTGGTGAGTCATCACGACCATCCCGGCACATTCGGCATCTGGTGAAAGTCCCTCAGGCTCTTCCGGTACTCGCAGGCCACGTTGCGGTAGAGATATCTGCGCATGTCCTCATGGAAGATGGCAACTTCCAGGCACGGGGCAGGACAGCAGACGCCCTCTCGACAGTTTTCACATTGTGGGTACATCACGTATGCCCCCTGAGACAGCCTCGGCAGACCGCCGGGTCTTCTACGTTATTGAGTTCAAGCGGATACGTCATGGTGCCCACCTTCGCACCGCAGATCGGCTTTGCGGGGAAATCCCCCCCCCCATCGGGCACTTCGAAGATATGGATCCGGTGCGTGGACCGGATCTCGCGGAACTGGAGGGGCATCAGGCCACCACCCCGGGGATCCCCTCATCTGTGGCAAAACTTAACGGGGCCATCGGTTGATTCGTGGCAAAACCACATTGCCGCCAGTTTCTTTCCATACAGATGAACACGCATCGCGGGCAGCGGGATCCCGCTTTCTTTTTGCAGTTGCGGGTTTTGACATCGAATGCGTCACACTGATTTACGTATGGCATCAATCTCCCTCCAGTCTGGGTGCCAGGAGGTACGATACCTCCATCTGGTCGATATCGCAGTCGAACCGGACCGGGTTGTCGGTCTTCATGTGGACCGTAACAGTCCCGGAATCCTTTATCGCCTTGGCGATGTCGGTGAGGTAATCGAGCGAGAAGAGGGCTGTGGCGGTGCCACCTTTCCCACCATTTGATTGAATCTCTTTCACGAGTTTGTCGGTGTCACCTTCTGCGCTGACTTCCAGCACGACACCTTTCATGGTGAATCGAATCTTTTCCCCGACAACACCCATGGCTTTGATCGCCCCGAGGAGTTCCTTGGCATCTACTTCTGTCGTGGCTGCCAGCGAGAGGGTGGGCATGTTCGGCCGTTTCCGGACGGTTGAAGGATCGAGCGGTGCATGGGTGTAGGTGTAATGGCCGTCACGGATCACGACTTTGCTGTCTTTCTGCTCGATTTCGATGGGTGAGTTCTTGCAGATGTCGAGTGCTGATTTCCATTTGGTCACGTCCATGCCGAGCTCGTCCGGCTGGGTCTTGAACTCCTCGAAGGCATCCTTTGGCAGCCGCACGCTGACCATGGCGACATTTGCGGCGTCGACTGCCATGGTGTTGAGGCCATCCGAGGTGATTATCAGCCGGCACTCAGGCACCAGGGCCCGGATCAGGTTCACGAATGTTGCAAGGCGCCCCTGGTCGATTTTCATCATGAGGTTTCACGCTCCTTTTTTTTCGCGGGTTTTTCCGGTTTCACTGGCAGCATGCAGCCGAGGGCCCGGCGCGCCTTTTCGGTTTTCTGAGTGCAACTGCCGCCGATCAAGCAGCCACTTGGTGTATCATCGCTGAGCTCAGGGCACCGGTCCTTTTTGTCAAGCCAGTGCCGGCACGGGATTGTTGATGCGGTCTCTTCCATCAGGATCTTCGCGGACTTCTCGCCGCCTTTGAACAACAGCTCGCCGAGCCGGGGGCAGCTTTCATGGAACGTCTTCCGGCCTTTGTGATGGCCGCAGGTCCCGCAGCAGTGCTGCACATAGACTTCCTTGACCCAGTCCACGCAGCTGCATGCAGTCGATGGCTTCTCATAGTGGTCGCAGGCCGTTCCTTTGCCGCAGGTGACGCAGAACGTGAGGTTCTTGCTCGTACACGGAGCTGTTTTTACCTCCGTGCATTTCGGGGTTGAGCTTCGTGCATCTTCCCGGAATTCGAACAGCGTTCCCTGCCGGCTCTTGTCCGCCGGTGGGGCTGTGAGCATCCCGTCAGCAATCATCTCCTTGATCATATGTGTCTGGGCCGTGGTCGGGACCTCCTGGTATCCGCACTCTTCGCAGATGTAGAGCCACCGGTCCCGGCGCCAGATGGGCATCAGGCAGCCGCCGCACTCGTTGCCGTTTTCATCGCGATGGGTTGTAATGATGACCGGATTTTCCTTTACCGTATCTTCGGCAATCATCTCGTTCAAAACCTGCTTGCGAGCAGCCTCCATTTCTTCCAGAGTGCACTTGCGGCCGGTCGGTTTCTGCTGCTCCTTTTTTATACCAGAAGGCGGTTTGTTTTGAAATTGTTGTTTTTCATTATTTTGTTCCATTATTTTTACATCGGTTTTTTTCGTCGATGTTTGGGGTTGTGATGGGATCCTAGATTCGACCGACAGCAGCTTCGCGGGGATCCTCCACAGCGGACAGCCACGGCCTGCTATGAGTGCCGATGTTGGGAGCCGGATTACCGGGCAGAATGACGTATTGCCGTCATCTCCCCATCGTTCCCGGTCTTTCCCATCCGGGCAGATACCCATGGCACACATTCCGATGATGGGGTTATCTTCCTCACAATACTCAAGACGCATCTTGACGAGCGCTTTCAGGCGGTTGATCTGGTCCTCCTGGCGGGGGTTGCCGAGCACGTTACAGGGACAAAGATTGGAATCTTTGAGAGCCCAGCCGGTGAGTGCACATGTAGGAATCTTCGCAGGGACATTGTGCCCTTTGATCCCTCCCTTTTCCCAGACCATTTTCTCACCATCAATGATGATTTTATACGGACACTCCTTTGGGCAGTTCTTCGGCCCGGGCCGTGCAGTGTAAGGTCCGTAGTTCAGGTTTGCCCGGTGGATGAACTGGTCATCGGCCATTTCTTTCGGGCAGCAACCCATAGCACCGGGCATGCATCCTGTGACTTCACACTGTTCCCCCGATTGTGGGTATTCTGGATCCCTGACTTTAAGGTCCGGGCACTTCCTTTCCCGGCAGATCTTCACACCGAACTTTTTCTTTTCGTCGTTCATTGCCGCACCCTCTTGACGAGTTTGAGAGACAGGTCCGGGTACCGGTACTCGAACATCTTCTGCTTGAGCTTGAAGACCTCGGTCTCCATACCCTTGACGTCCTCAATTTCCTCATGGCCATCCGCATAGGTGATGCGGAAATCGGCCCGGTAAATGATCGGTTTTGTCAAGGGCGTTTTTTTCTTACAAAACGGGCAGATACGTTTGATTCCATGAGGATCGGGAATGACCAGCCCACAACACTTTCGGAATGGTTCCTGCAGAATAAATGCCGGCTGGCATTCGATCTCGGTCACGATGCCGGCCTTTTTGAGCTGTTTGAGCTCGATATATCGCAGGGCTTCAAGATGAGAGGGGAAAGTATGCGGTTTGCCGTCGATCTCCATTGTGGTCTTTTTTGCATTCTTGACCCGTGGGCCACGTTTGGTGATCATGCCGGCACCCCTCCCTTAGGTTGCTTATACGCGGCAATCCGGAAGACTTCGGTTTTTCGGTACGAGTGGCAGCGCCAGCAGAAATGATGCCTGGCGTTCTTTCTGGGTTTGCGAACCTCGCGGCCGCAGAGCTCGCAGAGGATTTTCTTACCTATGTTTGACATCACAATTCCTCCCTTTTTGCCATGAGGATCCGCGCTATCTCGGTACCTTCGGGCGAGAAACAGATTTCGAGCCGATCGTCCTGCTGCAGCAGGTGCGTAGCCTTGAGTTGATCGATAGCCTCCGCTATGCGGGGGGCGGCAATCGGTTCGTTTGCCCGCAGCAGTAGGCTGGCGATGTCCGCTTTTGTGACGCGCCCTTTGAAGTTGCGCTTTGCCCAAACGGCCCAGGCTGCGAGATACGTTTTGGTTGTGTCCTCCTCGACATTGAACATGTCCCGGAAGAGCCGGATGATGTCGCCGAGCTCGCTGCTCTCCAAGGCCTCGATGGCGTCCCGGAGTTCCCGGAGCTTGAGGTCTTCAGGTGAGGGGGCGGCCTTCGGGATCTTGTCCGCGATGATCCGGAGTGCATCAGTGAACTGGCCGGACACCTGCTGCAGGGCCTGCAGGAACTCGTGGCCCCCGGTATCAATCATGATCGGGTGGTGGAGGGCCGAGTAATATTTCTGGACGAATTCCCAGAACAGGCCGGGCGTCCGGTGGATCCTCGGCATCAGCGCCATCAGCTCCGCCCGCATGTCAAGGCCCGACAGGGCCGATACGCGGTTGTGGCTGACGAACTCTATGCGCATGGTGCCGTTGCTTTCGTAAATCTTGAGGCCGGGGAGTTTCTCGCTCGGGTGCTGCAGGTCAAACATACCATTCGTCATCATCTTCCCGATACTTGACCGGATCGCGGCGATGGTCTCCGGGTGCCTGACGACTACCGTGAGTTCTTCCGCACTCAGGCTTTCGGGGCTCTTGATGCGGGATACCAGGTTGTCGATATCGGCATATCCTACAGTGAACTCCTGCCGGACCCATGCAGCAATTGCGGACATATCGCCCGGCTCGGCACTATAGAATGTTACGGTGTCCCTGCCGGCCTGCATACTCAACTGGCAGACAGGTATGCGGATCCAGATGGTGCTGTGGACGGTATCGCGGATGCGCCGGGTTTCCCAGTGTTCGGCCTCGGCCCGGGTCACGAGGAGGTCCCGAAAGATCTTATCCAGGAGCACGAACTGGATCATATCCCGCTCGAACCCGGCATAGAATTGAGGACACAATGGAGTGCCACCGTCAGCGCAGGGGTCGCTTCCGGGCGGAAACTGCGGGCCGAATGGAGAGGGACCACGCATGAAGGCCTCTCTTTTGGCAATCCGGTGCCGCTGCTTGCTTGTTTCCTTTTTCCCATGTCCGCTATTATGTCCGCTATTTTCGGGGATGTCCGCTATTTTCCCGCCTGAAGGGGCAGGATGTCCGCTATTGATTGCGGACATGTCCGCTATTTCATGTCCGCTATTGTCCGCGGTTGCCGGCCGGGCTGTAATAGTAGTAGTAGCAGCATCCTCCTTCACCACCGCCGCGGCAGCTGAGTAGATGATACTGCGGCCATCCCTGGTCACGATGATCTCTTTGCTGAGGATGAGGTCCGCGATGGTCCGGCGGATATGCCGATCCGATACCCCGAACTGTGCGGCGAGCTCGGCGGATGACTGCGGTTGTGCCTGGAGTGCTTCCATGATGTCAACTCCGAGCAAGTGATCGCTCCGTGCCAACGATGCTCACGATCTCGCGACGGTCGGCCAGCAGGTCCCAGCAGAGCCGGGCCGGGATATCGCCCCGGTGCTTCTGCCGGACCTTTTCCACTTTCAGCGCGTGGTCCTGGCGTTCGAGCCGGCACTCTTCCCGGACCTTCTTGAAATCCAGCTCCTGCGTGAGGCTGTACCCATAGAATAACATCCGGTTGATCTCGAGCCGGGTGGGTGCCGGTTCTTTCTCAGGGCGGCGTACGCTCCGGTTGTGATGCGTTTTTCGGCCCATGATCACACCGCCGCTTTTGATGGGAGTGCCAGCTGATCGGGTGCAACCTGCTTTTTCAGGCTGCTTGCATAGAGGATATCGATACGCCACTCGATCCTCGGCTCCATGTGGCCGCCCCGGCCACGGAAGAGGTATTCGCGGCCATACTGCAGACCGAGCGGAGTGAGCCGCCAGATTCCGTCTGCCTTATATTGGTACGGTTTCCATTCCCTGTTTTCATCGCGATGGTTGTTCAGGAACTGGTTGAGCCGTTCGGCCGTCAGGAACTTGTCGTCATAGAGTGGGATGAGCTCGGATGGACTGTACCACCCGGGTTCACCATGCACGATCGCGGGTTCCTGATCCAGGGCCGGGGCATAGTCGCCGAGGCCGCATTTCTGCAGGGCTATCTTCTGGAATGGCCGGAGGTCCGCACCGGTGGCCTCGGCAATGCGCTTTGCCCATGCGAGCTCTGCCTGGAGCTGGCCTTCTAGTGTCAAGAGATCCGGGCCGAGCTCTTTTTTCCGGTACTTTTGGATAAGCGCTGGCACAGACTTCCGGAACTGGATGATCGCGGCTTTCGCCAGCGGCTGCACGCGGCCAACACTGACCCGGGCGAGCAGCAGATAAAGTCCCTGCTCGTTTACCCAGAAATCATCGCCGTCGTGTGACAAAATGTCACCCTCGATCGTGGTCTCGCCAAAGAAATCCCGGTTGCGCTTGATGTGCTGGTAGAGCGTTGTCCGGTCCAGGCCGAGTGCCTGCCCGAGATCCTTGCAGGGCATCCAGACCGCACCATCTTTTTCGAGGATTCGAATTTCATGACCCTCAAAGAGGGTTGCGAGGGCTTCGGTCAAGAAATCACCCCGGGGTTTTCCTTTGCTGCCCTCGAAACTTTTCGCTCTTTTCGCCGGCGAGCGTATTCTTTCCAATTGTCCTTGTGCTCTTCGCGGTACCGGCGCTGGTTCTCGGCGATTTCGTCCTTGTGCTCTTCGTAGTACCGGCGCTGGTTCTCGGCGATTTCGTCCTTGTGCTCTTCGCGGTACCGGCGCTTGTTCTCGGCGATTTCGTCCTTGTG